TTTATCAAGCGATATTACGCTGACGGCAGGCGATGTAAACGCGCTGCCGGATTCGACCACGATAAATGACCTGACAACATCGGCGCAACAAGCAGCGCTAAATTCCGGTGCAACGCAAGCAAATATTACGCAAATTGGCACAAACACAACAAATATTGCCACCATTGAAGGCAAAATTCCGAGCCAAGCAAGTGCGAGCAACCAGTTAGCCGATAAGGCTTTCGTAAACTCAAGTATTCAGACAAACACGGCAGATTTTGACGGCTCGTGGGCAACGTATGCGGCAATACCTTCTACAGTAGGTGGTTTTACCTCAGAGGGATTTCCTGAGCCGAGCAATAACAATTATTTGGTAGTAGAGCAAGATGAAACGCAAGACGGCGGAACGTGGCGTTATAAATATGTTGATGATGGCACAGCTTATAATAAAAATAAGTGGAAGGTTGAATACGAAATCAACGAAACACCAATGACAGCGGCTCAACTAGCTGCATTAAATTCTGGTATTACTTCTACATTAGTGGGACAAATTACAACCAACCAAGGCGATATATCAACTATTAACGGACAAATAACAACCATTAACACTACCTTAGCGACAAAGATAAGTAAATTTACTGCTACTAATCCGACATTAACAACGAGTGGTGGCGTTTGCACTTGGAGTATTGTTAATAGTTTTGCGACCAATGAAATTCAAGTACAGATTTTCAGAGTTTCAGACGGTGTGCAAGTAATGACGGAAGTTGACACTAGTGCAAGCACTATTGTTGTTAAGTTTAATTCATCTGCAAATATCACAGCAGGTATTTACAGAGCAGTCGTACAAGGATAGTTTGATAATAAAAAAATTATATTATATTCTAAAACAGAGGAGAAAATAAAATGCAAGAAACTTTTCAAAAATTAACAAGTGAATGGGTTGCTTTAAGCGATTTTATAACTGTTGACGCTGATAAAAAGTATCGTATTCAGAACAGAGGGGCTGATGTGTTAATTGCTCTTGAGAGTTCAAGCGAGCCTGATGCTGATAATTATGAAGGGACTAACATTTTGCCATATTTTGAAGCAGAATATGTAAAAGGTGAGCAAGACTTATACTTGAGAGCATACAATGTATCTTGTTCTGTAAACATTACTAGCGAGGGGTAATATGTTAAAATTAACGGACTACATCGGCTTAGGAAATGCCGAATATTCAGATGAGCTTATCGGTTTGAGACTTTCAACTCGACTCCATATAGGTGGTAAGACTGGGCCGAGTTGGAGAGATGTTATTATAAGTGGAGTAAGTCCGTTAGTATTAACAAATGCACTTGGATTAAATTATATCAAAGCATTAGGTGCAACAGAGCAACGTAATTTACCTAGTGGATATACTCAAGTTGAGTATTTACAGTCAAGTGGTACACAATATATTGATACGGGGGTTGTATTAAAATCCAAAGCAACAATCACAACAGTTGGTCAATTTATGAGTATTTCATCTTCTAACCCTATATCTATATGGGGATTTATGGGTAATAGTAATATGCCTAGATGGGGATGTTCTGTTTATACTAATATGTGGTTAATGGATTTAAACTTCACTGCAAGTCAAGGTAATGCAAATACTAATAAACACACATTCGTAAACGAAACTAATGGTACTACTACTTATGATAGTTTGGTTGATGGGGTAGCTTTATACGAACAGAAAGGATTACCCAGTCCACAAACTTATACAAGCAATGTTTTGTCTGCTTATATATTTGCAAGAAATAACTCTAATGAAGCAGGAAACTTCTCATCATCAAGAATATTTAGCTTTAATATAATTCAAGATGATATTGAAGTGATTAACTTAATTCCTGCAAGACGTAATTCAGATAATGTACTAGGTATGTACGATACTATAACTGGTAACTTCTTAACTAACCAAGGTAGTGGTACATTTACCGCAGGCAACGATGTTGTTCCTAGTCCTGATAATCCTGTGGATATTATTTGTAATAATGGAGTGTTGAAGGTAAGTAAGAATTTGTTTGATAAAGACACTATTAATACTGTTCTAGGCTCTATTGACGGTAATGGCATTTTTACATCTGCAACCAATCGGGCTAGAAGTGAATATATACCTGTAGTAGCTTCACAAACATATACATTAAGTATAGATAATTCAAATATACAAGTCGTTCCTTATTATTATAACAGCACTAAAGCTTTTTTGTCTTATGACAGTGGATGGAAAACACAACCATTTACTTTTACTGTTCCTAATAATTGTAGTTATTTGTGTATTTTATACAAAGATGTTTCAACCGAGGCATTGCAATTGTCAAGTATTAAGGATGTCCAGCTTGAAAAAGGTTCTACTGCAACACCTTATGTACCATATTCTGCTACAGGATATTACACAGACGGCACACAAGAAACAGTAGAGATTACAGGGGATAATTTATACAATGATGCAACAAGAGTAAATGGGTATTATATATCTGCTAGTGGTGTTATTACAGCAGGAATAGGTTCTTCATGTTCTGCATTGATACCAGTAAAACCAAATGCGACCTATGTACTTTCAGGTGTAAATGGTGCGACAGCATCATCAAATAAAAGAATCCACGCATACGACAGTAACGGTGTTTGGTTAGAGCAATTAAACTCTACGAATAACATAGAAACCAATATGCCTTATACTGTGACAGCAGTAACAACAACACAAACTGCCTATGTAAGAATATCTTTTGCTACTGCCGATACAAATGTTCAAGTCGAACATAATTCAACTGCAACAGCAGAAAACTTATTTGCTATAGGTAATTATAAAGACGAGCAGGAAATATTGGCAGGAAATGTAACAAGAAATGTTGGAATAAAAGTGCTTGATGGTACGGAAGATTGGACTTATAACAACTCTGCCTTTTTGATGAACTTAATTGATAGATTACCACAGAAAAACTTTATGTTCTGTACCCATTTTAATTATGATGGCGGAAGTTCAACAACAATACCAAATCTTTGTATAGGCTGTGGTAGTACAACAAATACAATATTCATAAAATATCAAACCTACAACACACTTGAACAATTCAAACAATACCTTGCCGACCAATACACAAACGGAACACCTGTTATAGTTGTATATCCGCTTGCAACACCTACAACAGAAACAGTAACAGGACAAACTTTAACTGCTAGTGGTAATTGTACAGTTACTGCAACAGGTAGTTTGGATAATTTAAGTCTTGAAGTATCATATAAACAGGGTGTTGTCGTAAGAATTCAAGAAGCAAGCAATGAAAATCTAGATAATAATGTAAATGTAACAATATCATAGGAGAAAACAATGGAAGAAGAAATTCAAGAAGAGATTCAAGAAGAGATTCAAGAAAAAGAGAAAAAACCTCTTATTATAAACACAAAAGGAAGATGGCAACCTTTTGAAGAATATACAGGCATTGAATTTGAAGTTGGTAAGTCTTATAACATAGATGTAGAAGGGATTTGCGAGTTTTCTGTAAGCACTGAAGAGCCGACAGCAGGAATAAAAACAAAATCTATTCAATACACAAAAAGCGATTCTAACAATTTATGGATTAAAACAGGAGTATGATATGGGTTTTATAGCCGGACTTTTAAGAAGAATAATAGGAGGAATGTGGAGTAATGTTCCGATTATTAAAGAGCGTGGCGTACAATGGCTGTTACTTTTTCTTATTTATGCTCCTGCTATTTATTTTAACCATTATAATACTTGTATTGAGGGTTTGTTGCCTAAGTGGCTATTTACGATAATAGCGACTATTCTTTTAATCATAGCTGAAACCAAAGGGCATTTTCCTGGTTTTCTTTGCGGTGAAGAGGATAAGGAGTATATTAAAGAACAACTTGCAAAAGGAAGAAAAATACCTTATCATAAGTTAATAAACTGGTTTGGTAAGATAAGAGGGTTTGAAGAGTTCGGGCGTGAGTGGTGCTTTTGGCAGTTAATCTTATGTAAAACAGTGTGGTTAATACCGGTTTCCTTGATGTTGGGAAGTCAGTTTATATTTATAGGATTATGTGTAGCTTTTGTGTATAATGCTTGTTTTTGGGTAGAATTAAAACCGTTTAAGAAGTTAATGGTAACACCTACGAACTGGGGTGAGTTCTTTCAGGGTTGTTTATATTTTCAGGGGTTGATTAAATGGGAAACATTGATTTAATATTTGTATCTTTGTTGAGTGGGGTATGGAACGTGTTGAGAGATGTAACAAATAGTGTAAAGCATAAGATAAGCGTATTTATCTTAGGATTTGTTTTTTGTTACGGTTCTGCTTTGATAGCTGAATTTTATGGTTTTTCGAGCGAAATATCCGCTTTTATTGGTTATGTATGTGGAGTATTAAGCAATCAAATTTACGATTCTTTAGCGAGAATTGTAAATAAAGCCCCTGAAATATTAGAAAAGAGAATTGAAGATGATAAGTGATGAGCAAATAATCCAGTGGTTAGCATATAATGAGGGCGTACGAACCGAACCTTATAAATGCACTCAAGGAAAATTAACAATCGGCATAGGTCGCAACCTTGAAGATAATCCATTAACACCTGAAGAATTAAGACAGATAGGACACGACCCAAGAGAGGGAATTACAAAAGACCAAGCTTTTTATTTACTCAGGAATGATATAAAGAAAGTAAAAAGACAGCTTGACGGGGCTTTACCTTGGTGGAGAGATTTAGACGGGGATAGACCTTTTGTTTTGCTTGATATGTGCTTTCAAATGGGGCTAAAATCGTTGTTAGGATTTAAGAACACTCTTAACTATATAGCAACAGGATATTACTTAAAAGCCGCTGATAATCTTTTGAAGAGTCTATATGCCAAGCAAACACCTAAAAGAGCGGAGAGAAACGCTCAGTGTTTAAGAGAAGGAAAGTATTTAATCTAAGGAGGTCTTATGGTTAATAAAATAACTAATCCACCATCACAAAAAGAGTTAATTGATAAAGTCAATGAAATAATTGACGATAAGCAAGATACTTTAGTTTCTGGCACAAACATTAAGACTATTAACAATACATCAATTTTGGGGAGCGGAAATATAGATATTCAAGGCGGTGGCGCAGATGTTGAAGCATTTACAGCTGCGGAAGTTCAAACAATTTGGGAGAGTGTATAGTGGTAAAAATTCAAGTAAACAGTCAAGGTAAAGCATATTATACAAGTGCCGGTAAAGTGTTATTAGCACCTGAAAGTGAAGTTCAACTCACGCGTGTATCAGACGATAACGGTAACGAAATCGGAACTCATTATATGAACTTTGAAGATAACAACGGTAATAAGTTTAAAGTTATTGTATTAGATGAACAATATCGAACTACGAATAAATCTTATTGTTCAAATACTGGAGCAATAACCAATATGCCTATGTATAACTATAGTAATAATATTTGGTGGTATAATGCCAAAGAAACGGCAACAGAGAATACGCAGTTGATTTTGGATTGGTGTTCAACGAATAGTTATACATCTGCCGCTTGTGAATATTGTCGTTCATTATCATTCACAATAAATGATACAACATATTATGGTCAATTTCCGAATATGCGAGAAATGTTTGATATAATGAAGCATCGTGAACAAATCGATTTAATGGATACTTCAGTAGACCACGACTCAAGTATAGTTAGATTTTGGAGGTTTAATTGTCTTTCTTCTACTCAATTAGATGGTAGTAATTTCTGGTATTTTGCTGGCACGAATAATTGGAGTGGTGCCTATAATGATTGTGGAGTTTGGAGATGCGGAAAAACAAACGCCAGCAATGATTTAAAAATTTGCCCAGTTCTTGAGATTCCATTATAAGGAGTAAAACAATGTATATTAAAAAAGAAATGTATAAAGGGAAATTAACACAAATTCTTTATCCTGAAGAAGGTTATTTGTTACAACACAAAATCACACACCTTGTTTATGGTTCTATCAGCTTAGAAGAAGGCAGAAAAGAGTCTGATTATGAAGAAATTAAAGACGAAAGTCCTGAACCTGAAACGGAGTAAATAGATGAAAGTAGTATCAACGGAAGCATTAACTAAACTTATTCAACTTGTAAAATCAGCTTTTATTAAGGTTGACGATGTAGTTGAAGTATCGGAAATTGAAACAGAAACACCTAGTGAAGTCACCTTAGCTACGGTAGCGACAACTGGTGATTATGATGATTTAATTAATAAGCCGACAGCCGGAACTGGTATTGATATTACGAATGATGTGATAAGTGTTGAGGGAGTGAAAGACCAGCGAAACACATCAACTGCTATTAAAACTTGGACAGGGACTAAGGCTCAATATGATGCTATTACTACAAAAGACAGTAATACATTATACAACATAACAGATGATATAAGTATTACATCTTCTATTTTAGAGATACTTTATCCTGTAGGAAGTATTTATATAACAACAGCTAGCACTTGTCCTTTGAGTTCATTAATAAGCGGTAGTACTTGGCAATTAGTTTCAAGTGGTAGAGTTTTACAAGGTGCTGATAATGACCACAGTGCAGGTAGTACGATTGAAGCAGGACTGCCAAATATAACAGGTACAATGATTAAAACGAGATTTTCAGGAACAGGTACTGATTGTTTTAGTGATTCTACTACTTCTTCTTCAAGTAATGGTTTTACATCAGGTTCGTCAACTTGGGGAACATTAGATTTTAAAGCTTCAAATAGCAATAATATTTATGGATCAAGTTCAACAGTACAACCGCCGGCTTATGTCGTTAATATCTTTAGGAGAACACTATGAGTATATACAAAGGAACAGATTTAATTGCGGGAATGCCTGCTTTAGCCACTGTTGCAACAAGCGGTGATTATAATGATTTAACGAATAAACCTGATTTAACTACAAAAGCTGATGTTGATTTATCTAATCTAAACACTTCAGGAAAAAGTTTTGCTAGTAGTTTAGGAATGCCATCATCTAGGTATATAGACATAACACTTGGTGCTAGTGGTGCAACTTATACAGCCCCTGCGAATGGATACATTGCTGTAAGTGCTAGTGCGACACAGAATGGTTGGTTCGCAGTAATATTTAATAATTTTCAAGTTTCACAACATCAAAGAGCTTCTTGGACTGATAATATATCAGACCTTATTCCAGTAAAAAAAGGAAATATATGGACTATGAATTATGATGCAATACAATCTTGGGATTATCTTAGATTTATCTATGCGGAAGGAGAGGAAAATGTATAAAGCCATAAAAGAAAATAAAATCATAGCCATAAATGAAAGCAGTGACTTTCCTTGCTTAATTTATGATGAAATTATTGAAGATACTGAACATAATTTAGAAGATTATGCTCAATATGAGGGCGAATTTATATTAAAAAAAGATATACCAGCTCCAACGGAAGAAGAACAAAAAGAAAATCGGGCAAGAGCTTATCAAGCTGAAGTTGACCCGATTACTTCACATATTCAGCGTTTGAGAGATGAAGAACAAACCGAAGAAATAATCGCTGAAATTGAATCTTTAGTAACTGAAAGAACAGCTAAAGTTGAAGAGATTAAACAACGCTATCCTTATCCGGAGGGTGAAGATGAATCGGATTCTATTGATTAGTTTAATAATCGCTATCGCTACGGCTGTTTTTTTTAAGCTACAGAGCGATAACAGACTTTTACGGGCAACTAATGCTGAAAATAAAATTACCACGCTAGAAACCGAAATAAAGGGGTATAAAAATGCAATACAAGAGTATAACGACGCTCAGGATAGAGCAGGAAAGACGATTGAAAAGGTTAGGACTGTTGTTCGTAATATTAAAAGTGATTGTGATTGTTGGCATACTCCTGTTGATGACAGGGTGCGCAACGAAATCAGAAAACGCAAGAATAATAAATAATTGCCTAGATACAGCAGAATCTTATGGAGATTATGTTGAATGTGCAATCCAGCTTGACGAGTTACAGAGATGAAATGTTCAGTATGCCACAAAGACCTTCCGGAGAGTGAATTTTATCAGAGTCACACAAAACGTCACTATTATATTTGCAAGAAATGCAAGAGCCAAAAAAACAAAGAGCAGGCTTTGAAGAACATTCTAACAGAAGATAAGTTAAATGATTTTGACCGCTTTTACGGTGGAATTAAAATAAACATACAAAATTATCCACAGGCTTTTGAGATAGTAAAAACCTCAGGCGAATACTTTATTACAAAGGATAAAGAAGAGTTTATAAAAAAACTTCTTGACATTCTAAAGTAAAGGTATATACTAAGGGCAGAATTTTTTCATAGAAAATTCTCCTTTCTAGTGTAATATATATGGCAAATACTCCACCTCTTAATGGGGTGGATTTTTTATTTCATCATTTCTTGTGTTAAACATTTAATTGATTCGCAAAGATCTGCGTTTTCCACAACATATACCCTGGAACGCCCATCCTCTCTATTTGCTTTTATAGAATTTATGAGGCCACAAGAACTAAGGCGGTTTGTAATCCTTCTCAGAGAAAATTCTGACATTTTATATGTTTTTCTCAGATCAGAAAAGGTTTTATATTCTTCAATTTTACACCCAGCATAAATATCCATGAGGACATTAACGCCATTTTTCATGCTCAAAGCTCTATACACATTACGATAATTCATTGATTTTTTCCTTTAACTTTTTGTTACAAATTTTTACAAACTCTTCTTCTGTTAGGTTATTTTCTAACAAATATTTTTTATAGTCCTTGTTTAACATATTTCTTAGATATTGAAGCCGGAAAGGATTTTCTATATCCAGTTTTATTCTTCCCGAGTGTAGCTTTTCATGCTCTTCATATGTAAGAGGAATAATATTCAATAAATCCCATCTTAGTAACCTATGAGACCGAGTATAAAAATGGTGTCCACATTCGGCAGGTTTTCGAGAATAGAGACTTCTCTGTTTACTTGCCCAGATTTGAACAAGTTTATCATTCTCGCTCTCAAGACCACCAGTTATCCGCATTCATTCCCTCCAAAATCTCTTCATAGTGTTTTCCCTCTTTTGATGTAATAACTCCCGATTCGTCCATATCGTGAAGTATCATATCTATTGCTTCTGTCGCTTTCTCTTTAGTAGCTTCTGACCAACTGCGCTCTTTAATAACCTTGCCCTTCAATAAATCTATAACCTCTAAAAGCTGAGTATTTGATAATGGCAACAACTTTGCGGCCTTCCACAACATTTCCTTTGTTTCGTGCTCTAAGTTAGAATTATCATAAACAACATCTATAAGTCCTATCGATCTCTTATAATAAAATCTCATTTGGTTTTTAGAAAAGAACGAAGAGCATCCCGACTTCCAAAAGCAATCCAAGAGAGCATGGAAAGTATTATTCTGTTTCCGGCTCTTATATTGCTTCTTAGTGAGAAAATCAACATAGACGATAGTTTCCTCGTCTAAGACTCGGTTTAACTCTTCTTCTATCTCTGAGAGCTTTTCTGGTATGTTATTTTTTGTTATAGGTATCATCTATATAATTCCCTTTGATAAATACTCTAATAAATGCTGAGCAGCTTGGCCATATTTAATACACTTCAGATATTCTTTTTTGTATCTTTGCAATCTAGATATTGTGTCATTCAAATCCTTTATAGCGTTATCTAAAGGAGATTCTCCGCCATAAGTAAAAACTCCTAATTGAATCTCAATATCCCTGATTTTAACCAAGAGAGCTGTATATTGTTTATCTTTGTCTTGAAGTTGCTTGTATAATTGCTTGTTTTGAGCTTCCAATTCAAAACACTTTTCTTGTAATTCTTTAAGATGCTTTAATCCTTCTTCTTGCGCTTCGTTCATTTGTTTATCCTTTCAAAATAAATTATGGCTGACGGCTGACTAGGTTTTTATCCGCCAATTATGGAACTCCCGATTAGCGATGTCGGTATTGTTCGGTGGCTACCCGATAACCAGCATAACGAACTGCCTAGCACAAAGTTATGACCCAAGTCCCCACCACAAGTTTTTAGCGCATCCTCACCAAGAGCATATATCCTAGGAATACATGTATGGGTTTTGAACCCACCTTTACTAGCCACCAGACCTACGCCACCGAGACGGAATCGAACCGTCAACCAACTTTCCTCCTAAAATGGAATCGAATCATCCATATCAGGATATGTTTCTGAAGGATTTGATGCTTGTGTTGTTGTCTCAGCCTTCTTTTCTGTCTTTTGCCTAGGGTTGCTTAAAGAAAGAGAGTAATATGTATTACCATTTGCTGACTTCTTTACCCACATAGCAATTTCCATTATTTTACCATCTACGTTGATTTCGCCACGAACACGAGGTTTATTACTCCCCTCTGTCCATTGGTTGTTATTAAACATTATTCCTGTGTTTTCTTTAATATCCATTATTATAACTCCTTTATACGTTTTTTCAAATATTCCCACTCGCCTCTACTCAGAGAAGTCTTATCTTTAAACTCTTCAAGCATTTTCTGTTTACGGTCTTCCAAATTAGCAAGAAAAATAAAAAGTAATGTTTTATACACCCCCGAATATAACCCTCTTGCACATTCTTCTGGTATTTTTTGATGCGCAAACATATCTAAGGCATTTTGAAAGCCCTTTTCTCTTTCATCTATGTTTATGTCTGTTGTAATTACAGTAGCCATTATCTTACCTCCACATCCATATTTGGATTTTCAAGCTTTAATTTCATATCAGAAGATACCTTACGGAGTCTCTCAAATTCTTCGGAACCCTCTGCAAATTTTTCTTTCCACTTATACCACAATGCACTTACTTGCTTAGAAGTTGTGCAAGCTTTAATTGCTTCAACAAAATCGCCTACAGTTTCTAATTCATCCCATGTCTTTGTTTTGCCACTTGCGGTATTTCCGTCATCATCTACCGTTTCTATATTCAGCAATGCTATCAGAGAATAACGTCTTGCGTAGGTAATTGCCGAACCAAGCTGTTGCATATCAGGCTTAGCTGTAAGTAAATCCATATCACCGGAAATCGATTCTCCTGTTTCCAAGTGCACTAATTCTGTATGCAACTGGCTGCCCCTTACCACTTGGATAAGAATAAATCCCTTTTCTGTAATTAGAGGCTTAACTTGCTCAAACAATGCGTTTAAGTCGGCGTACTTGCTCTTAAAGTATGGATTGTCTGTGTTCTTAACAACTTTCGTGATACTGTTCTGTAAATCACTAAGTGCTTTTAAAAATTCTGAGTTCATTATGTTTTCCTTTCAATTTATATTTCTGGCAGGGGTTGATTGACTCGAACAACCATCATCGGGTTTGGAGTCCGACATTCTAGCCATTGAACTAAACCCCCTTTGGTGGAAGGTGATAGAGTTGCACTACCCGAGTCTAAGACAGCTGATTTACAGTCAGCCCCGCTACTACTTACGGTATAACCTTCCGTTGAGTATAAAATAGCACAATAAAATTTATTGTCAATAACTTTTTTGATATATTTTATCTTTTTTTCCTTTTTTACGTTCTATAAAAACCCGCTGTTCGGTAACGTATTGATTTATAAGTAATCTTTTTTTTATCTTATATGTATCCGTTTCAAAACCTTTGGTATCGACCATGCAAACTATTCCATTTTCCTCATAAACAAAGTCAGCATAATAGACAATTTGTTTGAGTGTACCGGATGTTGTGCGAATCGTAGGAATTAAAACATACGGGACCTGACGCATAAGGTTGCGAATAACACCACCACGTTCAAGAAGTTTAAGGCGACACCATTCTTCATATTCGTACTTAGAATCGAATGTTCCGTCAGGTGATGTAACCTTTGTGTTATGGTATTTCATTATGCAACCTGACGATTGATTAAACCTAACTTTAGCTTTAAGTCCTGGGCGATGTTATCCAAGAGAGAAGCGTCTGCTCTGCCGTTACCCATTGTTTCTCCAAGTGCGTCTAATGTAGAACTGATAAGACTAGCCAAACGATTTAAGTCCTCTCTCGTATCTGTCAGAACAGGAATATAGGCAATAGCCAATCGTAATATTTCCTTACTCTGTGGCGGCAATTCATTCCCACCAAGATAATGTGTTTCCTTAATCGAATCGGAAAAATCATCTAATCCATCTGCCACCCTATCCATTAACAAATGAACGGCATAGAAATGGTCGCCTTTTGCCGTATAGTGAATATCCTTTGCATACTGTTGTATTGCAGTTAATCTTGCTAAAACATCTAACATTTTATTTCTCCTTAATTACACAACCGTTGATATACCAAGTGGCTGTCATGTCATGCTTTTCGCATAATTTAATTCTTATAGGCATTACCATAGCAAAATAAAACATAAATGCAACTGCCAATAAAAAAATATAAAACAATAGATCCTTCATTTTACTTCCTTTATATCAATACAATTAACAAGTTTTTCTAAATCACCAATTCCCCACGATTCATTAAGGGAGTTTTCTATTCGATTTGCCTGTCCACGCTTTACTTTTTCAATACAGTGTTTCATAGCTTGTACAAATTCAGTTTCGTTTTTAATTTCACTGCCTATTAAATATAACGTCTGATTTTTTAGCTTTGTTTTATTGATTTTCATTTTTCCAACTCCTTAATCGCTTTCAGGGATTTTTCGGCATATTCCATACGATTAAAATCAGGATTTGCATTGCTTGCGATAACATATAAATCTTCAACCGCAATCTTTAATTGCTTTTCCAATCGTTCACATCTCTCTAAAGCCTGTATCAGTGTTTCACTTCTACCACTAGGCTCGTCATTGTAATTGTATTTTTCAATCATCTATTTGTCCTTACCTTAAAAAGATTTTCAACTCCCCAATGTCCTATATATTCGTATGATTGTTCGTCAAACTTTTTATCTGTTATGGTTTTTTCTCCATACCAACCATCGCCTAACTTTATCAATAAATCATATTTACGACCACCAAACAACCTTTTGCGAGTTTTCATTATGCAAGCAAGGTTTCCTGCCGGCGTTCCCCAAAAATCTAAAGTTTCCGGAAATATTTTACTCATTTTAAAGCCTCATCTATTTTCTGTAAAATTTCTATTTTAATGCTATCAAAATCTATCAGTAATATTTTTTCTTCGCACTCTTTCAGCAGTTCTTTGAGCTGTTTGTTTTCTTCAACAAGTTTTATATTTGCTGCCATAGCTTGATTTACAGCTTCGTTCATATTTTGTAGTTCATCATAACTCGGCACTGGTGCGAGAACTTGTTTACCGTTAAAATAAGCAAAACTCTTTTCGCTTGGTATTCCGTGGTCTTTATACCATTGGATATACTCATCTATATTAGTTTCACTACGAGTTTTAATATAATAATGTCCCTCAGGAAGTTCGCCTTTTTTCCATTGTTCTGTCAGCTGTTCACTTGTGATACACAAATCTTTTTTCGTGTTTTGTGAATCAAAGTATAAGTTATCTTCATAATCCGGTGTGTTGTTAGTCATCTTTACACTCCAAGTCTAATCCTTCGCCAATTTCGTGCAATCTTTTTGCCATTTCAAGAGCGATTTCTGTAACAAATTTTATCGGTCTATCTTTTAAGACTTCCCGTTGTTCAGCTTCGGTCATATCACTAAAACATACGTTTTCAAATTTGCCGTTGCGTTCAATTCTAAAGTAAATACCGTCTAAATTTCTATTCATCTTGTTTTAACTCCTTTAATTTATATTCAGGTTTTTGCTCAATAACTTCACAAAAATCATATTGTTGTTGACTGCATAACTTTTGAATAAGATTATCTTCACCCATACTACAACCTATCCCCAAAACAATAGCCGCTACTATAAGTATAAGTAAACAAATAGCAAAACAAACAATAGTATCTGCTAAATCTTCTTTCATTTTCCACCTACCTTTATTAAAGATTTAGTCCAGTCATCAGCAGGAGCGATGTCAAAAAGTCTGCTAACGCATTCAAAATTGCAAGGATTTTTTCTAAACCATATATTTCCATCGCATTCACTCTTTATCGGTTTTTCCTCAAACCAACACCACTCGCCATCTTTGTCCATAGCAACCCAGCCTTTTTTCATAAATGGTATAATGTCTTGTATGTTAATCATTCTTTATTCTCCGTCTTAAATAAATCATTACTTTCCGTTTCGTTTCTTCCGATGTATGTTAAAAATTCAAAATCTTTTAACGGAATATGTCTCACTTGTAAATAAAATGGATTTTTGTTCCAGTTCTCTGCTATGCAGTCAGCATGACTATTTTCATTGTTATAATCCCAGACTTTAGTTACTAGTATTTTTTTGCCGTATCCATTTTTAAATACATCTCCGACTTCCGGTGTAATATGCTCTTTCATGCTCTTTCTCCTGTAAAAGGATTTAACCCGTTTTTTAATCTTTGGAAGAATGTGCTTGATTTTATACCAAGTTCTTCGCACCATTCAGCAGCACATTTTATTTTTCCATTTAATTCAAAATAATGATTTTTTGAGGTGTTTCTTGCTTGTTCCTTGTATGATGCCCATCGGCAATTTGAAGGTTCATAATTTCCATTATAATCAATTCTATCAATCGTTAAATTTTCTTCATATCCATTATTTATTGCCCACTCTTTAAAGTTTTTGTAATCATTCCATTCGCTACAAACCGTTATTCCTTTACTACCGTAATATTTTGAATTTTCATTATTACAACGTGAGAGCATACCCTTCCATATATTATACAATCTTGTGTTTGATTCGTTGTGTTTAACAGAATGTTTAACAACTTCTTGCTTTGCTATTTGTTTTTGTAGGCAACCACACGATTTACAATGTCCGCTTATAACAGCTGTTTTTCTTGTTGTTATTTCTTTTCCATAATCACACTTAAAAACCCAATAGTGCATATAATTTTTTCCTGTGTGTGAATATCTAACTGCTGTTAAATTACCGTATTTATTTCCTGTAATATCTAGTGTATCTTTACTCATCTTTATCCTCCCAAATCTCGCCATCTTCGTTATTTAAAACATCGTCAATGTTTACTTCATCAAGATAATCTTTCAATTCCTCAATATAATTTTTCAAAGCCTCTCTTTTATCATCTCCGTAAACACCTAGAGAACTAAAATCAAAAATAAACTCGTTTATACAACTACTTACTTGCCAATGTGTCATTCTTTTTCCTTTCTAAAATTGCGTTAATACTGTATTTGTTCCATTGTGTTTCAAAGTATATATCCCAATCGGTCATTGTATCGCTCCTTAAAAAGGCACATCTTCTAAAGGTTCGCCTTCTATTTTCTGTTCCATTCGACATCTTTTTTCGGCACTATTAGACATTCTATCGACTAATAAACCCTCAATCTGGTCTAGTCTTTTACTATCTTCAAGCAAATCTTCATAATCTTCGTGTAATTGAATTTGACTTAATATTTTCCTAAGTCTTCCTGCAACTGCGTCAAATTGTTGTTTATATTCTTTATCGGTAAGGTCTAAATCTGTCTGTAATACCACATTACATCCAAAGCAAAAAAATCTTTCTGTTTCATATTTCATTTCTGAGTCCTTTCTTTTAATTAATCGTTGTTGTTTTTTCCTTATGTCTGTAGACTCCATCAACTATCTCATATTCTCTCTTATAGAGTTCGTTGATTTTGTCGTTCGCAGCAATAAGTATTTCTTTTATTCCTTTGTCATTAAGAATAACAAATGCCTGTTCTGATATATTGGCAAGTTTTGGATCGAAGGCGTGTAATCCCCATATAGAAATTAAAACATCTGCAAGTTCCTTTACCTTGTTTTCAGGATTCGTCTCTACAGCTTCCAGAACTTCCTCTATCTCCTCAAGCACTTTCCTTATCTGCATGGTCAAAGTGTTATCTTTAAGAGTAGTTACATTCCATTCAATAGCACTTTCCCTTAAACTAATATACCAATCACCAAACATCCGTTCTTCTTTACTGGCAAATAATTTGTATCTAATCACATTCCATAATCTGTTCATACCCTTAATATACTCCTATTTTATTTATTGTCAATAACTTTTTTAGAACTTTTTTCAATTTCTTTTATTTTTTCAAGAGCTTTAATGCAAAGCTTCTTATTTTCGTAGTGTTTTAATACATTTACAGCTATTTCAAGTTGTGCTTTTAGCTTTTCTACTTCTGTCATTTTATTCTCCTAAAATAGATTTAATTGTCTTTTTTCATCATCGAGTCTTTTGAGAGTTTTTTCATAATATTCTTTGTTAAGTTCACATCCAAAGAAGTTTCTTTTTAATTGTTGACAAGCAACAGCAGTGGTACCACTACCCATGAACCCGTCAAACACAAAATCTCCCTCTCTGGTTATATTAGCCACGATTCGTTTTACCATAGGTAAATCTTTTTCATTCGGGTGCCCTGTTGTTTTCTGACCGCCTACAATGAAGTACGGTATCTTGAGATTATATTCTTTTGTATAATCTAGACGCCTGTCAACGATATGCACCGCAAATTCGCTTGTGAGCCAAGTATTATTAGTGAATGGAGCCGGAGCTTTCTTGCATACTGGTATAATCCAATATTCAAGATTGTTCTCAACGGCGAATTTAAGCATTTTATAAACATCTCTCTTGCCTCCAAACAGAAATATATTAGGAAATTTACAAATACGCACATATTCTTTAAGAATATCCTCGTTATACCAATCATTATCCATATTGGTCCATTGAGCCATTTCCTTATAGATGGTACGCTTTCCCGAGAAACCTCGATCATGAGCCTCAAACTGATATGGTGGGTCGCTTATAACCGCATCAAACTTTCCATCAGGTATCTGTGGCAATACTTCCATAATATCGGCATTGACTATGGTATCAGGTGTTATATACATTTTAAACCTCTTTGGTTTGCTAATTGTTTCAAGGCTTCTACTTGGTCTTGAGGTCTCCAACTGCGTTTGCAAAACTTGAGAATATTTAATAAATAACTATCTGATATGTCATCAGGCTTGTAATCTTTTCCCATTTTATCTTGCCATATATATCCTTTGGAATTTAAGCGGTGCCAAGTTAATTCCCAACGCCATTTAAAATCTAGGGCAAAATCCTCAAAATCATAGGCATCATACCCCATGTCTTCTGCCCAACTCATCTCTTCACCTCAAAATTATCTCTGAGCCAATCTTGTATCTTGGTAATCTTATCTTGATTCCAAGTATCTGCTCTGAGCGATTCCAGTTCGTGTATGATGGGATTAATTGCCGCCCATGTTGTTTTTTCATCTATTCTTCTAAGTGCTCTTAGTGTTGATTCAATATTGCTATCACAAATCATCTGTGCGTATTTATTCTTTCTCCAACGTGTTGTGATAATTGGAAAGTGCCAGTATAACCATTCTCTCATTTTTCACCTACCTTTTTAATCCATTTTTGATATTTTCCGCATTTTAAACATCTTCTCAAAAACACTGGTATAGTTTTATCCTTAGGAAAAACGTGTTCATAATGCGTTGAGCCACAATAAGGGCATTTGAACGCTTCTTTTTTCATTTTCCACCTACCTTAATGCTAACATTATTTGATACATTTGGTCCGGAGTTCTATTTTCTGCAACTGTATCTCCACAATTAGTTTCTATTGAGCCATAATCGCAGAAAAACATATTTACGTTATCTTTTTCTAAGTATTCAGTAATACCTAGATATGGTATATCTCCATCATCTTCTACTACATGGTAACCTAATTCTTTTGCTTTTTCTTTTAATTCTTCCCAAGTCATTCTTCATTCTCCAATAAATCTGCGTTTTCGTGTTCATTTCCAATGACCTCAACTGTTGTTTCATTATCTGTTAAATCGAAAAATACTAAATTTGCGCTGTTTGGTGTTATTTCATAGCAAAACATTCCTTCGTTCCATTTTACTTCAACAATATAATCTATCATTTGGTCTGTTATTTTTAATATATCTCCCTCATAAATCAGCTTGCCGTTCTTATCCTTTAAGCCGGTGCATTGTTCAACAACCCATCGTTCATCATCTATAATATCTCCGAAAGAAGATGCCTTTAATGGCGGATTACCACCTAAACAATCATAGGTATTTTGAGCATCATAAAACATTTTATTGTTATCTGAGTCGTTCTCATCATCTTTATCGTAATACCATGCTCTAAACTTAAATCTATCGTTCATTGGTTACCTCCATACATATTAGCTGCTTTAATCATAAATTCTAAGGCTTGTTTGCCATTTGCAAAAACATATCCTCTTTCTTTACATTCCCGGTATTCCCCGAAACCCATCTGATAACAGTAAAGTTTCTTATAAATCCCGTTCCTGCATTTGTTTAATTTTTTATGAGTCACTACAAATACTTTCATCTTACATCTCCTGAAACTTCTTGTGTTCCATTTCCCATTCTTCATCGGAAACTTCAAACATTGAAGTAAACTTCTTTTTACTCATTGTCAATAAATCATCTTCTGACCAGTCTTTTCTTCGGATAAGAGAATATCTTTTATAACGTACATTTTCACCGAATCGGTTTACATCTTCAACCCATACATCGGCAAACTGGTATCCTTCTTGTCTCATTTCCGATATACGGGTGGCTAATTTGGTGATTCCTAAGTCCTTAAATGCCTCATACGGGGTGATTGTTCTGAATTTTTTAAGATAGTTTAATATTAAATCATGTTGTGTCATTTCTGTGTCCTTTCAATTAAATATTACTACTAGATATTACCATAAAAAATATTATTGTCAATAACTTTTTTACAACAATGTTAATTGCTTCTCTCATAAAAGGTATAATTAGGTCCATCAAACCCCAACTTAAACTTTCCTATTAGTCCTCTGCGGTTCTTACTTAGGATAAATTGGGCCTTACCTTTCACTTCATCCATTTCCATTTGCCACTTTTGATGTTCTTGAGACGTAACATCATCAGGTTCCTTGTCCTTAAGGTGATATTCCGGTCTATATATGAAACCTATCAAATCGCCATCTTGTTCTATACTTCCCGAGTCTCTGAGGTCTGAAAGTGTTGGAGCTTTAATTTCTCGAGTCTCTAAAGCACGGTTTAATTGGCATAAACAAACAACAGGTATATCCAGTTTTCGAGCTAATACTTTAATTTGTGCGGTGAGGTAAGATACTTCTTCATACCGGCTACGGAAACTTAATGTTGATTTAAGAATTGCAAGGTGGTCTATAAAAACAACATCAACGCCTTCTTTTTTATGACGTTCTGTGGCTTTATAAACAATATCTTCCCACAACATACCCGGTTTGTCATATATGAAAAGAGGTAATTCAGACTTTACTCGTTTTGATTCCCGAATAATTTCATTAAATTCTTGCTCTGACATTTCTGAGTAATTGTTTATCTTTGTAATTGACTTAATAAGTCTGGTGTGTAGCTCTACAGCAGCCATTTCGAGTGAACAAAACAAAACTTTATAACCATTCATAGCCATGTTATAAGCCACATTCATTCCGTAAGTGGTCTTTCCGGAACCAGGTCTTCCACCGATAAAAATAGCCTCCGACTTTCTAAAGCCTTCGATTTGCTTGTCTAATTCATAAAAACCTGTTTTAATTGTACGGTCATCTTTCTCATGAGCATATTTTTTTTGTACAACTTGCAAAAACTGTTCGGATTCGTCATTAACAACCTCATCAAAGAAGGATAATCGGCGGATGTTTTCAATCTCTTCAAAATTTATTTTCCCCGATGAAACCATCTGTTGTATGGTTCTGGCCTTATAATCTTCTAATAGAGCATATCCATACCCTTCAACGGTTGTTTTATCAGCATAATTAACCAGAGTTTCAATATCAAACATCAATTTAAAGTCAACATTTAACTCTTTGGCTAATATAGGTGTTGAGAATGCTCCCAGATCCAGCATTTTCTTATATATCTTTCCCAAAAATACATCGTCAAAGTATTCCGGTTTTATCTTAGAACTAATAACATTTAGAAGAGAAGGGTTGTTTAACAAGCAAGATATTAAAACTCTTTCCATTTGTTTTCTCTTTCCTGGGTATAAGTTGTGTTAAATCTGTCATCATTCAACCACGCTGCACATCCTTTAGCAAATCCTCTAAGGACTTCATCTGAAAACGCATACCTTTTAACAGCGGCGTGTAGTTGTTCTTTAGTGGTTCTTTTTTCTTTTAATGCCTTGAGATATGCCTTAAAGGCTTTATCCTTGCTTCCTGCTCTCTGCTTAGGATAAAGACGCCAAAAATCTAAAAAGTCTTCAGTGTACTCTTTATCCCCTTGGGGATTATAGGGGTTATTTTTAAATTTAATATTAATATCTTTATTATTATCCCCCTCAAAATTAAGGGGAGGGGTGGGCTGAAAATTAAGGGGAGGTAGCTCGAAAATCCTGATTCGTCTCTCTGAAACCTCTTTTGTATTTTCTTTGTATAAAATCTCTCTATTTATGTAACCTGCTTTTTCCAGTTGAGACATCCATTCTCTAACGGTGTTTTGGTTAACGTCATACAAGTCTGCAAAATGCTCATTCGTTGCATAGCAGTATCCTGTTTTATGAGTAAGTGATGTTATTTCTGCATAAAGAAGTTTCGCATTTGCCGTCAATCTTTTATCGTATCTAACAGTTGCCGGTAGTATTGAGTAGTAATTTGATTCCATTGTCTACGACTTTCAAAAAAGGAGGGATAGAACCGTTAAGGTTTTTATTGCGTAGACATAAAGGATAAAACTATCCCATAATTAAAAATTTCCTTTATGTCTGTCAGCGCAATTAAATAGTAACAAACTCTCTATTTATTGTCAAGTACTAATATCCTAAGTATAGTTTAATTGTTGGTAACCAAGGATATAATACCGTTAAAAGAATAAGTACCAGTAGTGTAATAAAGTATCCGTATTTCATTTCATTCCTTTCCAAAGTAAAATTAAACATATTATTATGTAAACTAAAGCAAGAGACATAATCCACTCCAGTAATTCAATCATCCATTTCCATATCTTGTTCATCATAGCATGCAATCCTTCGTATTGTTTGAAGCCTAGATCCAAGTCTTATGTTATCTTCTCTTAATCTTTCAATTTCTTTCTGCAAATCCTTTATTTTTTCTTTAAGGCTTGCATTTTCTTTAGAGAGAATTATCTCGGTCCCATTTGTTTTTATTTCCATCGTTACCTCCTGTATGTTTCAAGTATATTTTTTAATGCCTCAACAAACTCTTCGTTCTCGGCAAAGCGATAATAAAAGTCATCTGCAGGATACGATATTTCTTCCTGTATCTGGTCAATAGCATCCTCACGGGCTTTTTCTTCATCGTAAACATCTTCTCGGCCACCGCAACTCGCAAAGCCTACTCCATTATGATAAAAACCATAATCAGTCGTTTCCAGATAATACTCGTCCGGTTTTTTATCGATTAAATCCTCAGCAGTATCGTTAATATATTTTTCCAATATTTTATCTGCTATTGTTAATAGTTTTTTAATTTCTGGTTTCATTTTAATTTCCTTTCTAAAAACTCTTTATTTTTTCTTGCAATTTATTTATTTTTTTCGTAATAATCTATTTATGAGGTGTATATGAAAGGCGAACAGCTGCTATTTTTACCGCCTGACCCTTCAGAACTTCATAAGAAAGTTGAACGGGAGCTCGGAAGAGTTGAGGGGGAAGATTGGGAGGACTTTCAAGAGATTGTCCGGTACGAGGTAAACGCACGCCTAGCAGAAATCTTTTCAAGTTTTCCAAAGCCTCATTACGAAGATATTGACACCACTAAAAAAATATGTTATAAACATCTTGTTTCTGAGTCCCGTGGTAGGTAATCCCTACCACTTTTTTATTCCTCAACATCCTCCTCTATGTCTTCTTTCAGCCGTTCTATTAATAAGTTGAAGTCATTCATGCTTAAAACCTCATCGAGAGCAAACACCAGCAACCATATAAAATCGTATGTGTTTCTAGTCTCTGCGATCTTATTAATAACTTCATTCAATTTGTTTGTACTTTTCATCATTTTCAAAAATCCTCTATTTTTTGCCCTTACAGAGCAATGTTTTATTTTAAGCTACCCTTAATCATCCTCATCACGATTCGATGAAACGACTCGGCTTTCTGGCGGATTATCGTATATAAACTTTATATATTTACCGTCATCATCAATTTCCATTGACTTCAGGCCATCAAAATTCATTTGTTTAACTGCCTTGATTAATTCCTTCAAGACAAGCCATTGTATTTCTGAGCAATAAAGGCTGTGTTGGCTTATGCCTTTTGATTTTAGCTTGTCAACATAAGTTTTGCTTGCTCTTTTCTGTGCGCTTGTGCTTACCATATTAAAAACTCTCTATTTTAATCCAAAGATTCAAGCGTTTTTTCGCCCGTTTTTGTGTTGTTCCAGTAAAGCATTGGTCGGATGTTCGGCGTTATCTTGTATCGCTTAAAAATACCTTTTATGTCGGCAGTATTTACAAACAAAGACGCCTCCGTTTCCTTATCGTTTCCGAACTTTTGAGATAAAACCACCTTTTTAATTTTTTCAGCGGCATTATCATATAAAACAAATTTTACATCAATACACATTTCCACCTCCATTAGTTTTGGTCTCTTAATTTTTCAACGGTACGCGGCATAACCAGTGCCGTATAATTGATTCCATCGTCTTCCCATTCCCACATGGCCGGACAAGTAGAATCTGCCATAATCGGACGCAATCCCAAAACCTGATCGCAACCGTAAACTTTAATAAGCTTTTTTACCAGATCAGGATCAAACATTGTATATTGAGTCGCAAACTCTCTATTTTGCGGGATAATCCTCTCAATATCTGGAAACGTTGCGTCAATAATATCAAAAGCGTTTTTTGTGTCGCATTTAATAACTGCGGTTTCTTCGTCTGCCAAAACCAGTTCGCAAGTTTTGAGCTTTGATTTTATAGCTGATTGCATTTTGATAATATAATCACCCGGAAGTGCGTCACCATCAATCTGAGTAACAGCCCGAAAACATACATGGCCATCGGTTGCCTCATAATAGCGAAATCCGTCCTTGTCGTACAAATGAATCCCGTTCAAATAATATCTGTGTGATTCATTGCTTACACCGTTTACAAGTTTATTTAATACGTTTAAATTTAAAGTAATCATTTTTAATCCTCCAAAGTATACATTTTTGATTTTGTTGAAAATCCTGATCCATGAAAAACAAAGTCCACCATCGAGTCGGCCAGACCTCCGGCCGTATAATATTTTTTACCCTCAAGCGAAAACTCTTTATTTTCTTTCAGGTATTGCCTGATTTTATAATCTAATCCGGTTGTCATATGATTAATGATTTTATCACCGACTTTAAGAGTCACATAAAACCAGCCTATGAATTGCCCTGATTTTGCAAAATTAACGTCCAGAATCTCATATTTTTGCAGGCCCATTTTATCGGCAAGTGCATTATCAAACGGCTGTAAACTCTTTATTTTTTCCAAAATTTCCGGCTTGCATTCTGCAAACTTTTCGAAAACCTGGATAACCTCTTCAATATGTTTGTTGAGATAATCTTGGCCAGCCGTGCTATTGCCAACACCGAGCAAAGAGTCACCGATTCTGATCTGATAATCGGTTGAACCGGCCCACTTACCAAAGCAGCGAGTCTTGACCAGAGTCGCAGGTTTACCAAAGGCGGATTCATACCGCGCTAAAATTTCTCTATTTTCTCTCATTGTTTCCCCCCTTTATGCATAAAATTCAACAATTTTATATTTTTTAACATTTAAGATCTTGAGCAATATTTTAATCGCCCATTCATTACACCCGGAGCCACCAAAGCGAGGGAAATTTTTAATTCCGCAATTACAAATTGCCTCATTAAAAGCAGCCGACTCGCGGTTGTATCCATAGCCACGGGCGCGGCCGGTTCCGCTGCTTGCGAAGGTTTCGGAGAAAATCCACATTGCGCAATAATTCGCGCGGCCTGTAGGGCAATAAAAACGGATGTCAACAAGTTCTTTACCCGTCTTCAGGTCTATAGCCTTAAAGCCCTTGTAAAGCCCGGAGTCTTTTCTGTAATTAACATTAAAATTCTTTTTCTCGGCGTCTAACTCTACCAGAGTCAAGCGCTTTTTTTCGTTCCATACATCAGCAGGAAGCATTTTTTTAATTGTTTTCATTTTCTGAATCCTTTTCTTAAATTTTGGC